GTCCAAGAGCATCGTGGACGCAGCCGCAGCCGCCTCCACGATGCTCTTGGACAGGCTCTCAAGCGAGATGAGGTCGCCAAGGTACTGCTCGACATACGAGCGTCCGTAGTCCTCTCCGTCGATGCGGTTCATCCGCAGGGCGAGGAAGGGGGACTGCTCGACCGAGTACACGCCGTAGGAGTCGGGGATGATCTCGCCCTCGACCTCTTGGTAGACCTCGACCTTGTCTTCCGAAATGCGATGGCAGCAGGTGTAGATGCACACCGAGTTCTCATGGCTGCACATGCATGAGCGCACGAAGGGCTGCATCTCGTCCGGAAGAGCAGACGGAGAGACCGTCTCCTTGATGATGATCGTCTTGGCCGTGCCCATGGGATCGCGCTTGACCACGAAGCGGTCCAGCTTCATCACGCGCATGGGACCGTCGTCTGGGAAGTAGATCACCACCGAGCCGCAGACGATCAGCTGCTTCAACGCCTCGAACAGCGCCGAGCGGATGCCGAGGCCCTCGATCTCCTTCTGGACCCGACGCTCCATCTCCGACAGGCTTGTCTCTACTTCCCCCTTCGCGTTTGGCGAAAGCGCCAAGAGCTTGTTCTGTGCCTTTGCATCGAGCATGAACCGGAAGAAGGGTGCGTTGGGGGGAAGTAGAGACAGCAGCAGTGCAGACGCGAGGTTGTTCACGCCACGCGCACCTACCGACTGATACGGAGTCGGAAGCCGCTGCGACGACTGGTCTCCCTCGTCGGTCATCAGGTGCGGCAGTGTGAGCCGAGCGCAGTCCCGAGCCCGCTGTAGGTATGCGTCTCGGTTGTTCTCAAGCTCTTGGTAGGTGGCCTTGGCGGTCTTCATCTCAGCTCCCGGGGATGTTGACCATGGAGGTCTGCTGCGGAATCGTGAGGGCTCGGCGACCCTTGCGCTTGTAGGTGGTCTGGTCGGCAGGACGGGCCGGAGCAGGAGTGCTCTGGATCATCATCGGAGCCTGAGCCATCTGGGGCGCAGGAGGCAGCGTCACGGGCTGGACCGTGCTCTGGTAGCTTCGAGTTCCGCCTGAAAAGCACATCATTTCACCTCGTTCTGTTCGTTGTGGATCTGCCAGAGGGTCCTGATGAGAGACCTCTGGCCCGCGTAGTGGAAGATGTCCCTCTCGGACATGCCGAGATCAGGACACTTCTCAGGGATGAGCGCGTCGAGCCTCACAAGAAGACTCAACGGAACGGGAGGGAATTCTCCGTCCTTAGACTCATTCAAGGAAGAACCCTCCGTTGGCTTCCTTCTCCTTACGCTCCGAGTGGATGGCGTAGAAGATCACGATGTAGTTGATGACATCGAGGACGGTGTCGAGAACCTTCTCATCGGCCACTTCGTACTTGAGGCTGGAATCAGCAAGGGTGTTGAGGCGGGAGATCTTGTCGCTGAGACGGACAAGCACACCAGTCTCTGTCTTGCATAGTCCCAGTTCCTCGCACTTGGTGAAGTTGAGGAAGGCGTGAGCCGCATCCTTACCACCGCTGTAGTCATGGTTCTTCTTCCTCGAAAGCTCACGCGCCTGATCGCAGAGCATCTTGTGGATTTCCATCAGTTCGTCTCGGGTTGCCACAGCTTGACCTCCTTCTTTGAAAAGTCGTACTCGCCGTCACGCAGGATCCTAGCCATCCGTGCTTGCATCACCGCGTAGTCCTTGGTGAAGCCGTTGCCCTCGAAAGCGTCCTGCACCGTCTTCCATGTGGCCCCGTAGCGGTCCAGCAGCTTCTGCGCCCCAACGGGACCGACGCCTTCCAACCCGGGATATCCGTCAGCCTTGTCCCCGATCAGGGTCTGGAGAAGCCAGTTCCTGTCCGCATCCGCTGGAGCGGTCAGCTGGAAAGCGTCGTTGTCCGGGTTGTACAGCCAGCCGGGTACGGTCTTGAAGTCCTTGTCGATGGAGATCATCAGAGAGGAGATTCCCTTGGCCATGGCGCGTGTGTGGGCCATGCCGATCAGGTCGTCAGCCTCCAGACCGTTCTCGACGATGCATGGGTACTTGTTGCCCAGCATCTCCTTGAGCGCCGCGTATCCAGCTGGCTTGCGGACCTTCTTCCTGTGGGCCTTGTACTCGGGGTACAGGTCCTTTCGGAAGTTGCCAGAGCCAGTGAAGTAGAGGATCAGGTGGCCCTTGGCCATGGCCGCGTACCTGTCCAAGATGGTCGAGGCCATCCCGAGAGCCTCGTTGATGTTGCAGAAGACCACATCGAGATCGTCGTCGAACCGGGCGCAGTACTCGCACGACGAGCAGATCCCGTAGACGAGGATGTCGCCGTCGACATGCACCTCGTCGAACCTGTCTGGAAGATTTTCAGTCATTGTTCATGCCGTCCACTAGGTGGACATTGTGCTTCCCATGGAATCCAAAGGAAGTCGTGATGTCGTGGGAAGAGTCGAACTGGTGTTCGTAGGAGAACTTCTTGGCGATATCCACAGGAGCGAACTTGAAGCCATTCTCCTCAAGCAGCTTTCTGTAGAAGACGCAGATGATCATGTCCTCTGGGGTTCCGTCCGGATACGCAAGCGTCGAGCAGAACTTGCACAGCTTCCTGCTCCTCAGGCTGAAGCCTCCGTTTCCGACACTGCACCCACGGGCCGACCAAGGGAATTTCTCCGGCCATGGGGCCCCGATGTAGTCGTAGTTCAGGAACTCTGGATCCCACAGATCTGGACGCAGGGCGAAGCCGTCATCCTGATAAATCAAGATGAACGGCTTGTCCGTGTAGTTGTAGATGCGGGAGAAGACGAACCTGCTGTACTGGGCTAGGTTCATCCGATTGATCTGGACATTCCTGACTCCTTCGTGGACCTGCCGAGGAGCCCTCGCGCTCAGGACCACGACCTGCCCGAATCCGAACTTGTCCTTGGCCGCTGCACCGATGGAGCACAGGGAATCAACGGCACTGTCCTCGCCTTCCCTGCCGTCCACCGCCATGTAGCAGATGTCATCAGTCCCCATCGTGCACCTCCTCGACGATGTTCATCGCCATGTGGAGAAGGCCGAGGGCCTCATGCAGGGGCCCTGTGGCCGCGCACTGGTAGTCGTCCCGCGTCTTGGTGCTGTTCCTGTACCCGATGAAGAACATCGAGTCGAACCGCTTCTTGAGCTCTTCCAAGAGAGCGGATGTCTCGACGAATTCGATTGGTTGGTTGGGGTCCATCAGTGTGTCTCGGCCCAGTTCTTTCCGATGCGGTACTCGCCGTCGAGCGGACATCGAAACTTGAAGTGCGTTCCTGCCTTGCGGATTGACTCGACCATGATGCTTCCGACCTCGTCGGCGAACTTCGGGAAGGTCATCAGCTGGTACTCGTCGTGGACGGCTGCGACCTGCATCACGGGGATGTTCCGAACCGCGTACTCCGCGTGGGCGATGATGCAAGCCTTCTTCATCACCACGGCTCCCGCGCTCTGCAACAGCGTGTTCAACGCGGCGTGTGGAGAGCGGATGGGAAGGTCGCGCCCGTCGATGCCCTTCAGCCTACCGTTGCGGGCGACGGCTGACTCGACATCCTCCTTGAGCTTCTGGAAAGCGGGGACGGCTGTAAGAAAGTTAGCCCTGCTCTTCTTACCCTTCTTCAGGTCTCCACCGAGGACGAACCCAAGCTTGGCATCCGCCGCACCGTAGATCAGCGCGTAGATGCCGCCCTTGGCTTGGTTGCGGGCGGTCTTGTGGGAGGGATTGGACTTGTCCTGCTCCTGCTGCGGGGCGAGGCCGAAAGCCTTGGCGTTCTCCCAGTGGATGTCGCAGGAGATGATCTTCCGTGCGTAGGTCCCTGCGTCGTAGCGTCCGAGGAAGTGAGCGAGGCAGCGAAGCTCAAGACCGCTAGCGTCAACGCCCACCAGAACCATGCCGTCGAGCGGGATGAACAGGGATCGGTAGGCCGGGTCCGTTGGGATCTGCGCCATGTTGGGAGAACTATGGGTGCAACGACCAGTAACAGCTCCGTTGGTGTTGACTCGTCCATGGATCTTGCCGTTGACGCACAGCTTGAGCCAAGCGTTGTCGCCGTCAGCCAGCTGTCCGAGACGCTTGGTGCAGGTCAGGTACTTGACGAGGAACTTCGCCTCTGGGTACTCAAGGGCCTCAAGGACGGACTCGTCGACGCGCGGTCGTCCATCGGGAGTCATCTCGGTGGGCTGCCATCCGTACTTCTCGATGAGACGCTCCGCGATCTGCTGACGGCTGCCGGGATTGAACTCCTCGATCTTCGGCTTCAGCTCCTTGCCAGTCTTCTCGCTGACGCGGGTGATCACCTTGTCTGGGAAGACCTGACGCATCTGCGCCTCGATCTCAAGCTTCTCCTTGATCAGCGCAGAGTGCAGCTTCTCGGCGGCTTGCACATCGAACCTGAAGCCAGCCCGCTCCTGATTCCTGATGATGTGGGCGAACTGGTGCTCGACATCGATCGCCTCCGGGTCGATCTTGTCCACCTCTAGGTGGCGATACAGGGCGACGGTGACGCGGACATCCTGCTTGCAGTACTCAAGCATCTCCTCGTTGAACTCGGTGAAGTCGGGAGACTCTCCCTTGAAGATTCCGAGCCTGTGGCCCCAAGCCTTGAGGCTGTGGGAGCCGACGAGATCCTTCGGGAAGCCGCTGTTCAGCGTACCGAAGTCGTCGTTGCGTAGGTCTGGATGCTTGAGCCGCGACAGGACAAGCGTGTCGTAGACGGGCTTGGTCGCATGGAAGTTGATCAGCTTCCGCAGCGCGGGAAGATCGAACGCCATGATGTTGTGCCCGATCAGCATGTCGGCCTCTGCGGCCAGCTTCTTGAACTGCTCGGGAGGGCAGGAGAATGGCTCGTCGCCGTCCGCGCTGACCACGATGCAGTGCAGCTTGTCGAGGTCGGAGAGTTCTCTCCAGTCCTCGATCATGTTCGTCTCTATGTCGAAGAAGAGTTTCATATGTCCGTCAAATCCTCTAGGCGTTCGCCCTTTGATGTCATGCGCTCCCTGAGCTTCAGGAGAGCCTGTCTTCCGATTTCCTTGGCGTTCTCGGGCCGAAGCGAATCGTGTTCTCGTTCGTTCCAGATCCTAGCGACCTCGCTCCAAGGCCGCAACCACTGGTCGACTTCAGTGCTCACGGGCCTCGAACTCCGCGATGCGAAGAAGAAGCCTGTTGTTCTCCTTCTTGAGCCTGTGGATCGTGTCCATCACTCCCTCGACTGGCTCCATCAGGATCGGAGTGTTCGGCCCGTGCCATCCACCGAGGATGTTGAACTCGAAGAACTCGATGGCGTCCGTCTCGTCCATCCCCTCCTTCATCAGGTTGTCCCTGATGAGCGAGTTGTCGTAGACGGCGAGAGCCAGCTGTCCGCATCTCTGTCCGGTTCCGATGATCGCGTTGTCGTGCCCGTCGATGAACAGGGCCTTCTCGTTCTGCTCACTTACCAGTCTTCTTGGATCTTCCATTGTTCTTCCTTTGCTTTGCGGCCGTCTTGATGGCCTTCGCCGTCCTGTGC